TCTGTTGATCAATTCGTTGGCAACGGCCAAACAGAATTGCACACGACCTTTGGCTTTGTTAAGGTCGTTTTGGGCGCATTTTACTTCATTGGTGGCCTTGGCCAGTTCTGCGATGATGCAGGCCAAGAGTGCGTCGTTGGTTTTGTTTTCTAAAATATCCATTGATCTCTGTATCCACAAATCAAAACACAGGGCAGGATCGCTGCCCTGTGGTATTACTTACGACAATGAAGCGATGGTGTAATCGCCAGTGACGGTGATGGTCACGGGAGAAACCCACACAGGTGCATCTGCTGAAACTGTGGGAGCCAAACCTGTGACATAGCCGCTACCACTGATGGTAGGACCAGCATTACCAGTGCTCTCGTCGCCCATGTAAAGGCTGAAGTTCACTAGTGTCTTCTCTTTTGACAGACCAAACACACCCAGTTTTGGAGCACTACCTGTGGTAGCACTTGAATTACCAAAGAATGATTGTTTCGTCAAGCACCAGGTTCATGGCCAGGCTGTTTGTGGCCGTGGTCGCGATCTGGAGTTTGGAACCTTGATCCAACTGCGTCCAAGTGAACACATCGTTAGAGTTGTTAACGGTGATGTCTTGGAGTGCAGGCAGAACCAGGTTTCCTGCTACGGTGCTGGCAGTCAATGTCAGTGAGCACTGGACATTGGCAACACCAGGGGCGGGATAAATGTATGCCATTGCATATTTCCTTTATGTTGTTAATTCCGTAAAACGGAATACGAATTCTGTCAGCATGGCGTCAGCGATGAAAGAGGTCTGGACATCGCATTCACGGCTGCGGACACCCGTGATCGCTGCGGTATCTTTGACACCTACTACCTGATTGGTCACGCTGTCATAGTTCGTGGGCAATTGTTTAGCATCTACTACCAAGAATGCACTGATGGTAGTGGTTTTATTGGCGATGCCAACTCCACCACACAGCACATTCACGATATTCGTCTGCTCTGAATCTGGCTGATCCACATAGAACACCTTGGGATTTTTCTGATACAAAGGTGTGCCTGCGGCATCCCAAGGTAATTCTTGGCTCACACTGAATGATCCCAGTGTGATGCCTGAGATACCGTCTAGGATGGCCTGTCTCATTTCGCTGGCTGTCATCTGCGTCTCACTAGATTAACAGGGAATGGATATTTTTCTGCATCAGTGACTGAGCCGTCATTGTTGAAGTCATACCAATCCCCGTCACTGACGAGTTCATCAAACAAACTGCGAAACTTTTCATCATAGAAGCCAATCTTTTGCCGTTCTGCTGAATCTGGATTGCCAAAGTCAGCGACCTTGGGATACAGATATGTGCTCAAACAATGATACACGCAGAGATCAGTGAAATCGCCTTGGCGAGCACGGATCAAGAATGGATCAAGTTCTGGCACACTCACAGCCTGACGGACGATCACACCTTGGAATCCGTTTTCACTGATGTAGTAGGATTTCCACCAATCAGTGTTTTTTAACAGATCCAAGATGCGTTGTGTTGAACGGATCAAATTGCCTTCTACTGAATCTTGAGAGAGGCCTTCATTGGCAGAGAACAGACGCGAATCCATCTCTACCACATCATCATAGTCAGCGAAACTATAGAATGTTGAACCTTGGGTTATGAAAGCCATTTGTCAGAGTCCAGATTAGATGATGCTGGAATCGTAGTTGAGACCACGACCATAGTTGGCGTAAATCACGCCAGTGCCGTAGTGGCAATAGCCCACGACATCCGTGCCCAGATAACTTGCACGACGCTCTGTCTCAATACCAATGTCACCAATCATGGCGAGACCAAGAGCATCACGATGGAATACACCACCCATGTAATCACCAGCACTGCCAGTGTTGGCAAAGTTGGAAGTCTCAAACACAGGGATGCCAGCCAATTGGCCAACATAACCCATGCGCATTGCTTCATTGGCTACATCGCCAAAAGCACCTGCTGCGAAAGGTGTGTTGCCAGTGGTGGTCAGTGCGGCTTTGAGGTCATAAGCGATAGCGGGATGCAGAACGCAGACCATGCCTTCTGTGGGCACAGCGCCAGACTTCAATAGAGCCACTGCTTTGAAAATGTCAGCAGGAGCCAATTGTGTTGAACCATCACCAGAAGCATTGAAACTCAGGAACTTGGCGGTGAGATCCAAGTCAATCTTGCGAGCGATGGCTTCACCAAACAGGCGGCCAAGATCTGCGACAACATTGCTGGCAGACGAAGCAACTGCCAAGTCAGTGACCAAAGTGCGGATCGCTGCGGTCGTCACTGTCAGTGTAGCACCATCTGTAGAAACAGCGGTGTTGTTGATCTCATCACCCTCAGTCAGCGTTGTGGCTGTCTGCTGTGGGAAAATGGGAACGGTGACAGTCTTACCTTGACCAGAAGCCAATTGATAGTTTTTGACCAGGCCACGCATGATAGAACGCTCAGAAGCGACGAACATTGCTTCAGCGACGATCTGTGGCAACAGGTCATTTAGTGTAGAAGTGGTTGAACCAGCCATTTGTTATTCTCCTTAGAATGTTTAGGCTATACCGTGGGCTTTGCGGTATTCCGCGTAGACCTTACGGTGTTCTGGATTTTTCATATCCAATTTGGATACATCCAGTTTCTCATTTTTTCCTCCAGAGATATTGCTCTTGGAATTACTGGTGGCTGGCGTAGGAGCCACGAAATGGGGGTTGGCCTCAAGGAACTCACGGACCAGATCCTGCACACCCAAGGGTGTTCCAGCATCGCCATACCGCACTTGTCCGTTGTCATCAACAACTTCCACTTCGCCATCTGTGCTCAGACGCACTTTGTTTTTCAACAGGGCTTTGACTTGTTCTGGATTCACAGAACGCATCTGGGCTGCTGCACTCAACAAAGGTGTATCCACTTTGTATTCTCTGATAACACTATCTCTCTTCGCGATCTCTTGGTCTTTCTTGGCTGCCAAGTCTTGCAGTATCTTTTCAAATTCACCGCGTTTGACTTGCTCTTCCTGGCGTTTACGCTCATACTCTGTTTTGATGGTGCGTAGTTCTTCTGGATCGCCAAGTTCTTCATACTGCTTGGTGACCTTTTTAACTACCGCGGCCTTCATCTTGGCCATGGCATCATCAAACTCTTGTTGACTGTAAACACGACCTTGTGGAGTCGCTGTATCTGCCTGACTTGTTTGTTGTGCTGCGGAGTCAGTTGCCGCGTCTGCTGCCAATGTATTTTGGTCCATTGTATACCTACCTACCTTTCGTAGTGTTTGAAACTTTATTTACCGTCTTTCGCGATAACCAGCCGCGTAAGCGGCCTGTGCTTGCAATAATGCTTTGGCACGACCACCAGCACCCCAATAGATCTTACCAGAGGATCCCCATCTATATCCAACTTTGCCATCACGGGTTATCTTGCGCACTGGCATATCAACCGCCCCTGGCTTTGCCGTGACCACGCAATTTTGTAGTATCACTGGCCACATTCAGCGAAATGGCCATGTCTTGGGCCAGGCTCTGGCGGGGATAACGCTCACGCAGGATCGCTACATTGCGTAGTATGCTGCTTTGCGTGTTGCCACGCACCATACGGGGTGTTCCATACTTGATTGCCATGCTATTCTCCTTGTTAAACTTCTGTCCAGCCCTCAGAGATCAGACGCTCGTGCACCAAACGGCTTTCAACCCATTGGCGTTCACCTGTCACAGGATTGATCATCTCGTGTTTTTCCATCTCACCGTAGTCATCAATCTCTGAGGCCACCACTGTGTCAGTGATGGTCTGGATATCTGGTTGCTGACCCATGAACGCACCAACTGCGTCCACGATCTCTTCTGGTTCTTCATCCAGGGCTTCCATCAATTTGTAATCAACCACTGCCAGCACAGCAGGTGAGGTGGCCGCTTGCTTGGCTTTGAGCAATTCTTCAAACTCACGGTTGGTATCACGGATGTTGAATGATCCAGGATATGCAATCTCACCAGACCATTGTTGGGCTTGGTAATCGCACCACAGTTCCCAGATCTGTTCTTCTGCCAGTTCCAGGTTGTCTGCTTTTTCAGACAGTTTGGCATTGAGCAATTGGAATTCTGTTTCCATGGCCACACCTGACATGGTGCGGCTTTCAGTGGCACGCACACCACCTGTGTTGGCCATCTTGTCAATCATTTCCACACGGGCTTTGATTGATTCATAGATTGAGTTGATGGGTGTGGCATCAACATTCAGCATGTAAGGCTTGAGACCTGGATCCAAACTGTCGCTCATCTGGATCAATGCACCCGCACCACTACCAACCTGGGTATCAGGTGTGGTCACAAGACTGGGATGGCCTTCCAAACGGATGCTTTGCTCTACTTCAGACAGTTCATTGTAGATGGCACGCTGTTGGTCAGCGATGTCACCAATGTCACTAATGCCCAGTCCACGGATCTGGCTGCGTTGATTGTAGACCAGGACCACGGGCACTTTGCCCAATTCATTGATCTCTTCCAGGATCAGTGTAGCAGTTTTCTTGCGATCATCTACTTCCCAAGTGCGGATGAACTCTGGAGTCCACTCTCTTATGGTTGTCACTGAGTCATTGACATCCTCAATGTATTTGATATACACCAGATCATAGCGACCATTGGGTTGTCTGGACCAACGCCAATCCGTGACTACGAGAGGTGTCAACAGGTTCACATAGGGACGCACACCTTGTGCCAATTGGTCTGCCAAGGTCTGTGCCGCCACTGAGGGTTTGGTCATCAACACATAGCAATGTCCAAACACTGAACTCCAAATGCTGACTTCTTTCATGAACGCATCAAATGATCTGCCATCCATGTCACAGTCACGCAGGAACTCTTCCACGGGCTCGCTCCAAATTGAATCAAGATCGCGGTCAGGTTCTTCACGGAACAGGAACGAGATGTAGACAGATATCACTGACTTGCAGTGATTGTCCAGGGGTGTGCTACGCAAGCGTGCTTGGTATTCACCTTCCGTCTCCAGGCTGTAGCGTGTGAGGTAAGCACCTTTGCGGTAGTCTTCACCACCCACATATGAATCCAGCAGGAACTGCCAGCGTTCCCAGTTGCGTTCAAACTGTGTGTTCTTCGTGCCTACATACGAGTAGGCTTCTTCCAAGGTATATTCTGCCATTATGCGGTCCTATGTGTCCAGCGTTGTGCTGGGATTGGTTGCACATCCCGCCGCACGGGCCAGATGTAGTGTATCATGTAGCGTAGAGCATCAGTCATATGGTCGTAGCCAGAATCCTTGTCTGGTTGGCTGGTGCCCTCTTTGTAGACATGGCGTTCCAGACTTTCAATAGTGTATTTACACTTTGGATCAACAAATAGGTGTCTTTGACCAGTGGAATCTTTGAATCTGCTGTTGACGCTGTTGACACCATCTCTTATGGCATCATGGCTGTTGGGCGCTTTCACAGTGAATCCAGCGTTTTGCAAGATGCTAAGATCCGTCAAACCACCAGCACTGGTCTTGCGTTGCCGCGAGGCAGGATCTGGGTAGACCCAGACTTTGCTCTTGGGATAGCGGCTCTTGATCTCAGCGACCATCTCTGCTGTGTTGCTTGAGAACATACGGATCTCATCAATGATGTGCATGGCTTCACCCTGTCGCACACCAATGCAAGCACTCATTGGGTCTATGTTGAAGTCCATTCCCACATAGATCGTATCCAATCCTGGATTATCAAGATGAACAACATTGGCATCATCAAATGCATAGTAAATCCTCCCTGCGTATTCTTCAAATGTGGCTTCGTATTCNNGCCAACTGGCCCAGTTGGTCGGGATCAGGTGTGGGCATCTGGAACATGTCATAGGCCCAGTTGCCTTTGCCCACAGGAGTAGAAATGAACATGGCCTTGCCCTGGCGATCACTGAGTGTGGGTCTGAGCACTTCAGTCCATGTGCGTTCATCCATCCAAGCAAACTCGTCCAACACTATGAAATCCAAGCCCACACCACGCAATGAGTCTCTATTGTCCGCACCACGCAAGGAGATCTTTGAAC